CGGATGATCTAATTCTCCGTAAGCTATACCCTCTTTTATTTTATCCTGATATTTTTTAACTTGCTCATCCATCAATTTTCGAGGGTACATCCTTTTATTGTGGTTTATTGAATCAGCTCTTTGTAAGATTCCCTTAACTAGCAATCCGCCGTTTTTACCTTTGGATTCTTTTAATACGCAGCTAACGGGATTAAAAGTTGATATGGAGTCTATTAGGAGTACTCTATTTTGTGCCATTATTTATATTTTTTAAGAATTCGTCTATAAAATTTATTACGGATTCTTGTTTTAAAAATGGAGTGGATTTTTGTTTTTCCTTATCCCGCTCTATTTTATTGAAAGTTGTTTTCTTTATGAACTTGTAAGGTTTTTCCTTTGTCTCAGGTTTTCTTCTTTTGAATACTAGAGGAGTTCTCGGCGGGCCTTCACCACCATCCAGATTACTTGTTACATTCATTTCAGTTTTAACTCCATCCTCGTCGTCAATAGGTAAGTATTTGGAAGAAGATTCGGCGGGGCCACCCACTTTAAAACTTTTATTTAAAGACTCAAATAGGTATTTCATGAATGCTTCTTTATTATTTTTTATATTTTTCACTTTGCTATAACATTTACAAACTCATAATATTTCATGATAACATGTATATGATCTTCTGTAATATATTTTGCATTATTAACTTGATCTAAAACATCAATCATTTCATTTAATTTATTTGCTGATGCTACATTTTCAACATTAGGAATAATGCTATTAATGGATTCTTTCAATCTACTTGTTTCAGATGTAATAAATGTTTTAAATTCATCTGATGACGTCTCCATGTTTATATAATTGCCTAATAATGTTTTTTGCTCACTTAATAGACCATTGTATTTATCATTATACTTTTCAATCATTATCTCAAATGCTGACAATCTTATATCTTCTGATTCTGTTAAGTATTCAGATGACATGGTATTAGATGATTCTACATTGCATATACATTCTATTAGATTCTGTTTATTTGAAACCATTACTGGAGGATTATCTGATTGATTGTATTCGAATAATGTATAGATGCTAGCATAGTTTTGATAGTTCTCTACTTTTATGTCAAAGAAAGAATCCCCGCCGAAATATGATGTAATGTCTTTGTATAATCTATATTTCTCCTTATTCAATTTTTCAATGTCTAAAGAGTTTCTAGCTTCTTTTATGGATTCAATTAATTCATTAGCGAGGTTAGGACTTTTTACTTTCTCTTTAGTTAACATTTGGTAGAACGTCAACTCCTGTCTAATCTGTGAATTGTTTGAAAAGTGTTTTTTTATAATTGAGGATATTTCATTTATCCCTTCTCCTTGTAATACATTGCTAGTCATTTTTTTCACTAACATTTCAAAAATCAATCCCGTATTCCGGTGCTTTTTGTGTTTTATTTTCTTCATTTTTTATAGTTGTGAATTTCTTATTAAAAGAAATTATTTTAAATAAATATTGTAATGTTTATCTAAATCACTCTAAATCTAACAAGTTATTTTCACTTAGCAAATCTGTACCTGCCACTTTTTCGTTTTCTTTAAATGATTTTTCAATAATTAGATTCTTGTTTCCTATAGCACTATCAAATTGCCTCTTAAGAGAATTTACTAGTTTTGACTCTAGATTTACCGGATTCTCTCTTTTTCTAGCTTTTAAAGGATCTCTTTCTCCTTCTAAATTGGATTTCATATCCCGGTCTCCCATAGAATCTCTACCATTAACTGTGTCATCTTTTGTACCAAATGTACCAATTCTCTTAGGTCTTCCTCGATTATCCTCTTTATCTGCAAATTCTAATTCTTCTCCATCGTCAAATGACATTGCATCAACTTCATTTCCCTTAGATGCTAGCTTTAGTGTCATCATATCATGTGGAGTACCGAAACTTTGTCCCGATAGTTTAGGGTCATTGCCCTCCGTTTCTATCTGGGAGTGTCTAAAGGTAGTCATCAAATCCTCAATAATCAATTCTTCCTCTGTTAATCTTTCTGATTCTGATAATTTAAATAAGTTTTCATGTATATATTTCCTAGAGAATAATTTAGAATCTTGCATCACTAAAGCTAAATTCATTTTCTCTGTTAATATTTCTACCTTTTGTCTTTCATAAACTAAGGATGGATTATTTAAAGAAAGAGAAAAATCAATCAATTCCTCATTTTTATATCCTTGAGTGTATAAGTGGATGATAGCAATCTTATTTAACTCTGATACAATTATTTTCTGAATCCTTTCTATAGTTCTAGCAAATCTAACATCCTCGGCAGCAATCATAGACTTACCTTCTGTGTCTTTATCATACCCTAAAAATGGCTTAGGAATTTTTAAGGCAGCCATCATTCTATTTCGGACGTATTCAATATCATCCATGAAACCTTGATTGCCTAAACCTGGTAATGTTGTTATTTCACTACTCGCATCTTTTCCTCTAACCGGTAGGTAATAATCCTCTAACATGTTCTGGAGATTAAATTTTAGGTTATAATCTCCTGTTTTTTCATCGACATAAGGGGTTTTCTTCATTGCCGATATAATAGTTGACATGTAGTTATCTACTTCATTAGGCGGAATACTTCCTACATTTATCTTGAAAATTCTTCTCTCCGGAGCTCTCATGATTCTATGAATTAACATAGCATCCTCCATCAAAGTAAGCATTTTAAAAATCTTTCTTGCAGGTTCTATTTGACTTCTACCGTAAGGTAAAAAATTACTATCAGATAATAATCTAAAATGGGCTATTTCATGATAATCTAATTCTTTATTTTTTCTTTCATCATTTCTATATACAATCGGACTCATTTGAGTGGTGTGTAATCCTTCGTATATAAATTTAACTTCATAAGGATTTTCTGGGTTTGTTCCTTCCATCCTTCTAACTTCATAGGCTGATAAAGGGACAACGTTTTTTATACCAAGACCTTCTTCGATATCTAAATACAAATAGAAATCTCCATATTTACATAGAGATCTTGTCCAACTCCATAAGTTGTAATCTATATTTAAAATGTCGTAAAATAAATTATAGAGTATTTTTTTAATATTCTCATTTGGAGTACTAATATTTAACAAATCTCCCTCTACAGACATTACCGTACTTTCGTCTGCATAAATATCCAATGCAGACGCTATGATTGGATCTGTGTCCATGGCTTCATAGTCTGTAAATATCTGTAACTTTGAAGAGTGGAAATTTATGGTGTTGTTGTTAGGAGAATACCCGTATTGCCTAGATGTATGTAAACCAGAGAATCTGTCAGCGTATCCGACTTTATCTTTAGTACCTGCGCCTTGTAGCCTAGAGGTATCAATAACTTTAATCCTGTCTTTTCCGATTCTTCTAACAATAACTTGCGTAGAGAATAATCTTTTTAGTTTTGCCTGTAGTGAATTATCCATGTTTTTATTTTATAAGCCAAGTTAAGCTCTCTGATTCATTGCTTCTAGTTTTCATAGACCAAGAGTCATGTACTTTATTTGAGTTACTTGGAGTGTATATCGTTTTTGTTGTATTATTTAGCAAAGACCTAGAGAAACTTAAGCCCAAAGTTTTCATTTTCAAGGAAGTGTCTCTAACCCAAAGTCCAATAGCGAAAGACATAACTAAGTCGTCGTTATATCCATCTCTAGCTTCTGCTTTGTGGTCTTTCCAAACAAAAGTAAACAATTCCTGTATCAATCTCTTACTATATACTATTGGAGATTTTTCTCTATAATATGTCTCTAATTTAGAAATCATTACGGGTCTTGTTTTTGTAGAAGTAGTAAATCCTGGAACCATGTTATCCTTAAGTAAATAGTCTTGATTTATGTTAACATGTACATCAGGGTCTACAAAAGGATCGTTTCTGAAAGTATAATACAGATTTTGATATCCTAAATCTATAATAGTTTGCAGAACTGCCCAGCCAACATACGCATTCTCAATGGCAAGTAAAGCTCCGTTGTATTCAGAAGCTATACTCATTAATAAATGTCCAAATTCGGTGGTGCCAATCATACTCTTAAATTCTGCAACTTGTTCTAATGTTTCTATATTTAAAACATGAAAAGCAGAAAAGTCAGAAGAATCTCCCCTAGATACATCTGCACATACAACATAAGTACAATCACTTTCAGGATACTTCCAGACCCATAAATCTCCAGTCTCACCTCTTTTTTCTATTGGATCTTTTACGTAATTATTCTCATACCATACTAAAATACTACCATCTACCACAGTATGTCCGGATGTCAAGAAGTCACCATCACATTCTTGGGCTGCTGCTTTTTCTCCTAGTAATATGTCTTGTTCCTTTCTCCATTTCCAATCTCTTTCCGGGTGGACAGTCCATGGTAAAAATATAGAAGTAAAATCTCCCCCATTTAAAGATTCCTGCCAAACTCTATGAAATAAATTACCTACTCCATTAGGTGTGGATAGTAATATACAACTACCTCCCGTCGCTAATGTAGATTGTGCAGCTGTCCAAATTTCTTCCGAATTAGAAATGTGAGCTGCTTCATCTATAACTAGTAAAGACAATGCTTCAGATCTTGCAGAATCAGGACTTGATGATACTGCTTTAACACTAGATCCATTATTTTTAAATCTAAGCATCATTTTATTGTCCTCCAATGTCTCTTGTTTTAGCCATGAAGGTAAAAAATCATGCATCAATCTAATCTTATGGACTAAATTTTTTGCTACATCTTGTTTGGTTGCAATAATAAGAACTTTATACCCGCTGTTAAATATCATACTATGCAAAATGAATGCAGCTGATAAAGTCGATATTCCTAACTGCCTTCCTTTGTTTATGATAATATACCTTTCATTATGCATCTTTTCTAATGTGGTCTCTTGGAATGGGTAAAGACCAAATAATATACGTCCTTTTGTAGGATGCTCTATTTTGCAGTATTTTTTAGTGAAATAAGTTGAATCTTTTGCACATTTTTTATACTCCTGAGCTATTGCTAGTTTTACTTTATTTGTTGACATCTATATTTAAATCTTCTTCTTTTATATTATATGTTCCCATGATATCATCTCTTAAATTATTAAAATCAGATCTAATCTTATCTAAAAATGATTCTTTATTTTCAATTGACCATTTTTCAATAGATCCGTCTGCATGAGAATATCCCATGTTGTCAAATGATCTTAATAAAATTTC